GCAGCAGCCCGCAGTTGTCCCGGGCGCCATCGACATGACGGCGCTGACCGGCCTGTTCACCGACATGGGCAAAGCTTTCCAGGGCACCATCACCGCCCAGACGAACGCAGTGCGCAGCGAGATCGACCGGATTGATCTGAAGGTGACGAACCTGGCGAAGGATGTCGAAACGACCCCGGCAGGCGGGCAGCCCACCCGCCCGCTCGCGAACGGCAACGCCAACTTCACCAAAACCGCCTTCTGACCGCCGCCCGAACCCGCGCACAGCAACCGACGCCAAGGAATCTTTTCGATGCACAGCCAGACCCGTACCCTCTTCGCCGCCTATGTGTCCCAGATCGCGCTGGTCAACGGCCTTACCGCTGACGCGGCGCAGACCAAATTCGCCGTCGCACCCACCGTCGAGCAAAAGCTCGAGGAAGCCATTCAGGAAAGCAGCGAATTCCTGCAGGCGATCGAAGTCGTTCCTGTCATCCAGCAGGTCGGCCAGAAGGTCGGCTTGGGAACCACGCGCACGCTCGCCGGTCGCCGCGACACCGCCGCCGGCAACGCCCGCAATCCGACCGATCCGACCGATACGGCCGACCGCGGGCAGTATTTCTGCAAGCAGACCAACTTCGACTATGCGATCCCCTATGCGAAGATCGACGCCTGGCGTCACAAGCCGGACTTTCAGACGATCCTCGCTACCTCGATCGCCAAGCAGCAGGGTCGCGACCGCATCATGATCGGCTGGCACGGCACATCTGCAGCCGTTCAGACCGACCGCGTTGCCAACCCGCTATTGCAGGACGTCAACGAAGGCTGGCTGCACAAGATCCGGACCAACGCGCCGGAACAGGTGCTCGATGATGGCGATCTGACCGTCTTCAACAACGGGGCCAACAACCCGGGATTGAAGAAGATCTACGTCAAGGCCGGTGTCGACCTCTACGATCACGAAAATGTGGCGACGAAAACGACCGCAAAGGCAGATTACAGCTCGCTGGAAGCGCTGGTCCTCGACGCGAAATCGATGATCCCCGAACATCGCCGCAACGATCCCGACCTTGTCGTGATCATCGGGCAGGATCTGCTCGACGACAAATATTTCACGATCGCGCAGAAGACGGGCGCGACGGCAACTGAAGTCGAAGCGACCGATCGCATCCTGCGCTCGGAAAAGAAGATCGGCGGCCTTCCGGCGGTCAGCGTACCCTTCTTCCCGGCCAATGGCATCCTGATCACGACCCTGAAAAATCTGGCGATCTACGTCCAGGAGGGCAGCCGCCGCCGCCTGCTGAAGGATGAGCCCAAGCTCGACCAGGTCGAAAACTACGAAAGCGTCAACGAGGCTTACGTGGTCGAGGACTACGATATCGTCGTGCTGGTCGAGAACATCGCCATTGGCGAAGCACCCGCACGCCCTGCCCCATAACACCCAGAGAGGGCGCTTGACGCCGGGGCGGCTGTGACGGGCCAAACCGGGGAAGCCCGCGCGAAAGAGGCGACGGACGTCACGCCGTCGCCTCACCCTTCGAAAGGAGCCCCGCTCATGACCAGCCTTGCCAAACGCCGCCGCGAACAAGTCCTCGCCGCCCGCGCCGCTGCCGCCGCAGGCGCGCCCGTCGCAGGCGTAGCCCAGCCGATGGCCGAAGAAGATCCCGGCAGCACCGAGTATCGCACCCTCCTCGCGGTCCTGCACGAAGATCTGCGCCAGCTCGGCGAAACTCAATCGGTCACCGCCCGCAACCCGTTGAAGGCCGAAATGGCCGTTAAATATCACGCGTGGATCCTTGGCGCGCTCGAGGCCGGCGAAGCTGGCAATGCCGCCCAGGACGAGATCGTCACCACCAACATGATCTGGGCGATCGACTATCGCGACATCGACACGGCGCTGGCTCTCGGCGCGCATGTCCTGACGCACGGCCTCACCCTGCCCGAACGCTACAATCGCACCCCGGCGTGCCTGATCGCCGAAGAAATCGCCACCGTCGCCATGGCCGAACCCGGCGCCGTCACGCTCGAGCAGCTGCAGCGCGTCGCCGCACTGACCGAAGAGCGCGACATGCCCGACCAGGCGCGCGCCAAATTGTTAAAGGCACTGGGTCGCGCCAGCGCCGCGTCCGCCGCCGCGTTCGACCCTCAGGCCGACAATGCGGTGGCGGGCGGCAAGGCCGCGCTGCTCGAGGCCGCGATCGGCGCCTTCGGCGAGGCGATCCGGCTGCACAAGGATTGCGGCGCAAAGACCGATTTGCGGAACGCGGAAGGCGAGCTGAAGAAGCTCGCGCCGCCCGCCACGTAACCAGCTCGCCGCACGGCGCTCGGGGGGCGGTGAGGGTTCGGCATGCCTGTCATGGGCACTGTGTCGCACCCGATCCCCACCCCCCGTAAAAACGAAAGGAGGCCAAAGATGAGCGATTTGATTTCGACCCCGCCGTCGCCCGCCTCCCCTGCCGACAGCCAGGTCGTTGCCGATGGCTGGTTCCCGCCGATCAAATGCAACGACGTGCGCGACGCCCTGCGCCTGGGCGAAGGTGTCGTTCCGCATGTACGCCTGGTCGCCGCGATCAAGGGCGCCATGCTTCAGGCCTTCCGCCAGCTGTCCGACTGGCGATCGGCGCACGCCGACATGGGCATCGCCCAACTCGCGGATGTTCCGGACGATATTACACTCGACGGCGAGCCGCGCGCAGTCGAGCTGTGGAACCGCATCATCCGCTATTACGCCGGCGCCGAACTGGCCGACGGATATCGCGACCTGGTCGCCGCCGATCAGCAGTCGCAGCGCAACGATGAAAAGCGGATCTCCGCCGACGATTATCGCCGCATGGCGCACCACGCCGTTGCGGATCTGCGCTCGATCGGCGTCGACACGCCCGTCCAGCGCAATCATGCGGAGCTGATCTGATGCAGGCCGTCGCCCAGGCCGGCGAGACGCTGGACGCCATCTGCTGGCGGATGCTCGGCACCACCGCGGGCATCACCGAACAATCATTGGAGCTCAACCGCGGACTCGCCGCGCTGGGCCCGCGGCTGCCCGAGGGCACGATCGTCGAACTTCCCGAAATCGGCGAGGCCGCGCGGCCACAGCGGGAAACGGTCCAGCTGTGGGACTGACCAAAGGAGCAAGACCATGCGCAGCGTGCCTGCCCGCGGGGGAAACGAAACGATGAAACTGGATCCATTCTATCTGCTCGGCGCCTACGGCGTCGCCGGCGTTGCGGCGGTCGACCGGAACCCTGCCTATGCGCTCGAATTCATGTTCGCGCTCATCACCGGCGGATTGGTCGCCTTGTGCTTTTCGCTGCTGAAGTCGCGCCAGCGCAAGGCGGACGGAATCGACACGTCATTGTGGGCGATGGTCGCTCTGTTCGGATCGACCGGCTTTGCGTTCGTACTCGCCCCCGCGCTCGACGGCCGCGTCATCCCGCTGGTCGGTATCACGCTGACCCCGCCGCTCGCCGCGTTCCTGATCGCGGTCGGCGGCACGCCTTTTATCGAATGGCTACTGACCGGCGAGGCGTTCGGATTGTTCCGGCGCTGGATCGAAAAGCGGGAGAAGGACGCGTGAAACAGCAATATGCCGACAGCATCGCGGCCGTCATCCGCCCGCTCGCGCCGGGCGCCCGGCTGGTCGACGCCGACGTCACGCTGATCGACCAGCTCGCGGCGCAATGGGACGCACGGCGACCGAAAACGCCACCGCCGTCGACGCCATCGCCGACGCTGGTCACCGAACCTATCGACACGATCCGCCTGACCCCGCGCACCGCGGCGGAGCTGGTCGGCCATGAAGCGATCGTGCTGGAATGGTATCTCGACAGCGAGAATGTTGGTACCTGGGGCATCGGCGTCACCAACCGCAGCGGCCATAGCGTCGACCGCTACAAGGATAAGCCGCAAACGGTCGGCCACTGCCTCGAGATCTATATCTGGCTGCTCAACAACAATTACATCCCCGACGTCCGCAAGGCGTTCGCGGGATGCAAGCTGACCGAGGCGCAGTTCGCCGCCGCCTTGTCGTTCCACTACAACACCGGCGCGATCCTGCGCACCGACTGGGTCCAGCTGTTCAAGGCCGACAAGCGTGACGCCGCCCGCGACTTCCTCGAAACCCATTATCTCAACAGCGGTGACCTGACCGAAAGGCGCGCCAAGGAAGCCGAACTGTTCTTTGACGGCGTTTGGTCGGGCGACGGCACCGCGCTGGTCGTTCCGGTCGCGAAGCCCTCTTACAAGCCGTCCTTCCGTAAGGCCGAACGGATCGAGGTCGCGGGCATGCTGCAAGGCCGGCTCGCCTCCCCCGCCACCAATCCCCGCTGATATCAGGAGTTTGCCATGCGACTATTGAAGGGCTTCTACATCCTTGCCGCGCTATCGCTCTGCGCCTGCGCCCCTGTCCAGTCGGCGATCAGGGGCATGCCCGCGGCGCCCGTCGAACTTGCCGACAAGACAACGCTCGACGAACAGACGGCGCTGGGCCTTGAGCTGGCCTATCAGGCGGCGGCGTTCGCGATCCTGACCGCCACCGACGCCGGGCTGATCCGGGGCGCAGCCGCGGAAGCCGTTGCGGCATGCGACCGCGCGGCGCACCGCGCCGTCGTCGCGCTCCGCCTTGCCTATGATGCTGGCAACGCCCGAAGCTATACCGACGCCGCGAAGATCGCTCGAAAGGCCGTGGCGGACCTGCTCGCGGCGCAAAGCGGGGAGTGCCTGGCATGATCGACTACGCCAAGCTGCTCGCCATCATCGAAACCGCTGGCAGGACCGGTCCGGCCTTCTTCGATCTCGCCGAACTGGTGATCGCCACCTTCACCGGCGGAAAGCAGGAGGCGCAGGGAGAAGCGCTACGAGAAGCGCTTGCCGCCGCCCGTGCGCGGTCTGACGAACTGCACCAAGCTGTGCAAGACAAACTCGCCGGCGCTGCCGGTCAGTAAAGGAGCGCGGCGCGCATGAAGAAACCCGACCTATTGCGCGCCGCCCTCGTTGCGATCGATCCCGAACTCGCCCGCGATCCGCATGCGCTGATCATGTGGGTCGACCAGGGCAGCATCGCGTCGCCGATGACGCCCAGCTTCAGCTTCGCCTACAGCTACCAGCTCAACGTCCTGTTGATCGGCTATGGGCGCAAGCAGGCGCCGCTTGCGATCGCCATGCTCGACTGGCTGCGCGTCCAGCAGCCCGACCTGCTGCAGCCGAACAAGGCCGCCATCGCCTTCGAAGTCGATTTCATGGACAATGCTAGCGTCGACCTGCAATTCAAGCTGCAGCTGACCGAACAGGTCCGCACCGTGAAGCGCCCCGATGGCGGGTTCGACATGGAATTCCTTGCCGAACCCGACCCGCTGTTGACCGACGATCTCGGCATCGGGGGCAGCGATCCCGTCCCGCCGCTGGCAAGCATCTGGTTCAACGGCGAAAGGCTGATCCCCGACGCGCCGCTGCCATGATCGAGCACAACCTAGACCGCCTTGAACCCTTTCTTTCGCGCATCGCCGCCGCGCTGTCGCCGCGCGAGCGTAGGGGCCTGTTGACCAAGATCGGGCAGTCGCTGCGCCGGTCGAACAGCGCGCGCATCGCCGCGAACGTCCAGCCCGATGGCACCGCGATGGCAGCGCGGCGCCCGCGCCCGGGCACCAGCAAGCGCGGCAAGATGTTCCGGCAGTTGCGCCAGGCGCGGATCCTGAAGGTACGCGCCACCCCCGA